CCTCCTTTACCGGATATGTCGCAGATATCCGAAGTTTCAACAAATACTTCACCAACCTTGTTTACCGCTTCTCGATAGAGAACAGCAGTAAGAGGTTGACCACCCCTTGCGCCATCAGGATAGCAGGTAAAACCTCTGAGACGATGGGCGTACTTTGCCAAGATAGCGGCAAAGCGATTAACATAGGCGTCAGACAAAGTGAAATCGGTGACAGCGGGTAGGTTGATAGTAGACGAGATAGCTTGATCCACGTAATCCTGAATATCAGCTTGAAACTTGATACGACGTTCAAAGAACGGCGAAAGGTCAAGCGCCGATTCGATCTTCTCCGGATTAGCCCCATAAACATCAATCAGCTCTTGCGCTGCCCCATCTACAACGTATTGGTAGTGCCAGTCCTTACCCTTCAGGTAACGTCGTTTATAGGCCACCGCGAAGAGAGGCTCAATTCCGGTAGTGGTTCCGGCCAGAATGCCGATGGAGCCTGTCGGAGCAATCGCCCGTACTCCCCTTGGAACCGCCACCCCCAAAGAGTCAGCCGTGCGTTTGGCCACAGAATCAGAGGTGTTCTTATACACACCCAGCCACTCGTGAAGCTCCGGCGTGACTTCATAGGAATAACCTCGTTTAATGAGCCACTCATGAATACCCATAAGGCCGAGGCCGAGACGGCGGTTCTTTTCACGAACCTCATAAACTTTATCATAAGGAAGTTGCGCCTTGAAAGTTCCGCAGAACAGGAACTTGGTTGCTAGTTCAACGATTGAATTAAACTCATCAAGAGAGTCAATGCGACCCATGTTGATAGAGCCGAGGTTACAAACGTCAGAGTCATCTTCGGAAGTGACTTCAGTACAGGCATTACGTAGGGTTTCATTCTCTTTCTCGTAGAAGTTAAAGGAAAAGCCGGGTTCGGCTGTCTTGAGGGCTTGTCGGGTATTCTTCAGGAATACTTCACCGACTTCACCAGTTTTCTTGTAGTTCTCCAGCCAAGCTGTGTCGTAGTTGACTGAGATGTTAGTCATGTCGAGAGGGGCCGGGAAGTTGAAGTTCTTCTGCTTAACGTCCCACAGGGTGAGGCCGGGGGCGACCTCTTGCTCGTGCCAGTCCTTGGCTACAAGGAATTGATCCACATCTCCATGAGCATGATTAAGGGAGGCATAAATAGCAGAGCGACGAGAGCCACCTTGCATGACGTTACGTCCAATCTCGTTGACCATGAACATCTTAGGGATTGGGCCAGAAGCCGTCCCCCCTGTACGAGACAGTTTAGAGCCAGAAGCCCTGTAACGACTGTAGTCAACACCAATCCCTCCGCCTGTCATCAGGCATGATTCGGATTTCCAGCTAAGATTTGCCCAATCTTCTCGTGTGTCTTCTTCAGCTCGGAGGAGATAGCAATTATTGTAGAATCGGGCTGGACGTCCAGCGTAATAAAGGTAGCGTCCACCCGGAATGAATTTGAGATCGCGGATATAACGGGTAAGTTGCCCTCTTTCGTCTTTGGTGAGTAGATCACCGCAAATAGTTTCGACAAGGGTTGAAGCAAGTTGATCCCAAGTCTCTGCTCCTTCGTGGCGGTATTTCTGGTTGAAGATGTCTTCAGAGAATTTACTCCTGAACTGTGGATTTTGATTTGATTTAAACATTCCGTCCTATTCCCCTTCGTATTCTGTAAGCTCCTCAATCAACTCGTCGTATTTTCCTACGTTGCCGTTCCACCCTCGTCTGGTGTAGTCTTTACCGCCGTCTACCATAACGTGAGCCTCACACCCACAAGTCTTGTAGTCGTGTCTGTGGGTGCTCTCAAGATAGGTGCCGCATTTCTTGCACCGGCAGGCGTTTTTTATAATCTTGCTCATTTGTTAACCTGTTTTATTCAGAGGAAGAAAAACCCCCGGCTTTTACACCGGGGGCTATACTTAGGCTCGCTCTTACGGGCGAGTTGTTCCTACTTAAACTACAGGTTCGTCTTTGGAAGGAGCAAGGAAACGGTCCTTGAAGAACACAAGGATGGCTGCCGCAAGAGCGACACCGAGGTTACCGAACACTTCGAGTTGCTCCGAATTCCACGAAACCGCCATACCAAGAGCGGCAAGAATGCCTACCCAAGTTGTTCGTTCTGCTAGTCGTTCAAAAACATATTTGATAATAGCGCCCATGATTTGGATCACCTCCTTTAAGCTCCCGGATTTGGCGGGATGATTGACGGCGGAGCGGGATTTTCACCTGCATCTTCAACTAGGGATGACGACTTAAGTGTTAAGTCTATCCGCCGAAACTGATTATTGGTGCCTGCTCAGGGATTCTAACCCCGGACCCGCTGCTTACAAAACAGCTGCTCTGACAACTGAGCTAAACAGGCTTACGTCCAATCAAAGACTGGACCTAATCTACACGTATATTATACCACAAAATTAGTCGGTTGTCAAGTCCCAATTTTTATAGCGTCGAGACCGCCTGTCGTCGTCAGTCTCGTCTAGACGCTTTCGGCTGGGACGTTTCGCCTTTTGAGAGAAGCCGAGAGAACTCTCGTTCCGCCTTTGCTCGCGCTTCTGTTTGAGGAGCCTCTTTTCCTCGTCCGGGTCCATCTTTCCTGAGTTCCATGTCAAGTGCAATGATAAGTCGGGTAATAGCGTGGGCAAGGTGGCTCTCACCTGAGTCCTCGTCCAGTTCCGAGATTGCATCCCATTTGTAAATGTGGCCAAGAGCTTTCTTTATCTGGTGCTCGATTCCTTTAGGGCCATAAGCATCTTGGGTTTGCCACCCGTACTCTCCGTGCTTTTCAGCGCCGTGAGTAAAGACATTTGAGACGCTTTCGTAGACTTCTGTAGGAATCCAATCAAAGTTCGGTGTCATCTTCTTCCTCGTATCCCAACTCTTCAAGAATGGAAGGTAAATTTCGTCGAAGTTGTCTCGAAAAGGCGTCGACGATATCACGAACGTCAAGGTCAAGGAACTCAACAAGTTCTCCCGCTGTCCATCGTCTTTCAATCAGTTCTGTCAACTCATCAGCGTCCATAGATTTCCTTTAACCTCCGCATGGAGACCCACTCAATATCGTAATCTCCCTTCTCTACCCCTCGTTTGATGACAACTCCAGAGGACCAATACCTCGCGGATGCTTTGGCAAAGTCGGGCACGTAGTCCTGAAAGACTCCGCAAGATAATCCATGAACGCGCCTGCCGTCGCCTCTGACGCGAACTGCGTGGTCAAAGATATGTGTGTGCCCTTGAGTTGCAGACTGAAACTGCTTGGAGAGAATACTCGCCCCAAGGTTAACACCTCCAATAGGTCGTCCCATGACACCAGAGGCGAAATAGTGGCTGTATTGGATTCCATCTATTTCCACAATATCGAGAAACGGGTACTCTTCCCAACCGTATTCTCTGGATTGGAAATCTCTTGTAGAAATTGTGCCGTCAAGAATGGGGTCGGTTTCAAGAACTCGATTGATACGATGTTCGTGATTTCCGAGACAACGGACGAGCCGAGGCTTTTTACGCTTAGATTTTCTGAATGGACTAAGTAGGCGATCTTGTGCTTCGATGCCGCTAGCGATATCAAGAGCGTATCTGCGATTTTCAAAGCCTCGCTTGCCCTTGTCATACGAGCAGAGTGATGGCATGTCCCAGAAATCACCAATGTCCACCACAACTTCTGGCTTGAGGTCATGGATAAGTTTTCCTAACCAAGTGTATCTGTTATTATTGTAACTTGGATGTGCATGGCTGTCCGGTATGATGAGATGGGTCTTAGACATAATCTTTCAAGGTCTCCAAAGTACACCATTCGAACCCGTTGCGCTCAGCCCATTGCGCGTGAGTCAGCTTTTTCTTTGGGAGACGTTGGTGTGGTTTCATGAAGCAAAATACAATGCGACGCTCAGGATGAGCCCGCCGTACAGCACGCATCTTGCGAACATCTTCAGCATCAAGATAGCCCTTTGCTTCAATGATCGTTCCTGTACGCCGACTGGTGTAGTCGGGGATGTATTCAAACTCATAAGTCAATCGCTCGATTTCGTGAGCAAATTGCTTGGGGCGGAGACGGTTGAGCTTTCGCCCAACCGCTCCTTCAAACTCAGACCTTTTAGTTGGCAATCTGAGCCCCTTGCATAGGCAGGTACGGCATCACCGATACAATCCTGTGGTATGGGCACAGGAAGATTGGACGGCCCTCTTCGTCTTCGGAGGAGAAGAAAGCCATAAGCGGTCCTGAGTACGATGGATACCCAGCAACAACGTGCTGGGCGTAGTTAC